AATTACAACTGGTGACAACCATGGCAAAACCAAAGTCAAGCTCCTCCATTAAAATTGAATCCAAGCCCAAGAAGACGCGGCAAGGGCGTTCTAAAAGTACTAAGCTAAAGCCTGGGCAAAAACGCTATCGTGGCCAAGGCTAAGAAGTTTTATCACGCCGTTATTGATTTAACGGGCAACGTTTACGGTCGTTTAACCGTTCTTGGTTATAGTCCCAGCGTGAAACACCAGTTATCACGCTGGGTTGTTTTATGTGAATGTGGAAAAAAGTTTACAACTTATGGGATGTCGCTGGTCTCTAGTAAAACAAAAAGTTGTGGGTGTTTACAAAAAGAAAAAGCACAAAAACATGGTAATTACAAGCATCCTTTATATAAAATTTGGACCTCAATAAATTATCGTTGTAGCAACTCAAGCTGCAAAGACTATCCTAACTATGGAGGAAGAGGAATAAAAAATTTGTTTGACTCATTTGAAAATTTTTGTGAGTCAATGGGGGCAAGGCCTAGTGGCTATACGGTGGAAAGGTTAGATGTAAATGCTCACTACAGCCCCGATAATTGTACGTGGATTCCCAATAAACAACAAGTTCAAAACAGAAGATGCAGCATAACCGAAGAAAAAAAGCAAGAGGTTATCCGTCTTTCAAAAGAAATAAAAAACAAAGCTACGATAGCCCGTTTAGTGGGGGTGGGACGAACAAGTGTCAATAGGATACTTAAAAATTGTGTATGATTGGGGTAATGTTTCGTTGTCCTCATGACCGATTACACGTCTGCAATTAATTTAATTTGCAAGCATGAGGGCTTTAACGAGAAAGCCTACGCTGATCCAAGCACAGGTGGAGAACCGTACACCATTGGATATGGCACACAGTTTTATCCTGATGGATCTCCAGTGAAACGAGGCCATCTATGCAGCAAAGAAAAGGCGCTTGAATATTTGTTTCACGAAGTAGATGTTATTGATACACAACTATCTAAGCTCAATATTGGTATTAGTGATTCTGTTAGGCAAGCTTTGATTTCATTCATCCATTCTGTTGGGTGGGAGTCTTTTTTCTACAGCAGCATTGTCGATAACCTGGAACACGAAGACCTACAGGAAGTCACAGAAGAAATGACCAGGTGGGTATTTGATGCTGATCATCAAGTTGTGGGCAGTCTTCTTGATAGGCGCCGAGAAGAAACAACTTTGTTGCTTCGGGATACCGATGCATTCATACAGCCTTGCGCACAGATTCTGCTGGCGGCGTTCCGCGTTTACTCTGGGGCTGCGCACGAATTACAAGCTATTAAGCACCTGGAAGAAAGCTTGAATCCTTACGTGCTATCTCGGTTTGCCAATGAGTTTAGGGTCAGCGAAAAACCATGGGACTCTTGTAGCTCCGACGAATACGTTCCCGATGATTTCAACACTGTCTTTGACAGGTAGAATTAGAATAGTTGCATTAAAAACGTGCAAAGCGGAATGGAGCGTTCAGTAGAGCCACGGGAATTTGAACTTCCTTTAGAGCTTCAATTCTCGATGCGCAAAGCTGAGCTTGCAGCCCAAGAGATGACCTGGGACGACCTGTACGCTGCTCTGCTGAACCTCTATCATCAACGCCTGATGGAGTGGTATGCAGTAAAAGAGATCATGGCGTCTGAAAATATTGACATTGACTTTGATATTCCCACTGATCTAGAGCTAGCAGAACTCGCCGCCGCATGTTTATACGACGACGAGGACGAGGATGAAGACGATCTTCAGCCATTTTGAATACTTCCGTATAATGCATTGATTTTTGCTATAGTGCACTTAGTGTCTATAGCAAAATGAAACGCTTGAATCCGGAAACAAATAAGCCGTTCAAGCAGGGAGAGCAAAGAGAAGATGGTTATTATTTTTCGTGTTATCTATTAAACAAAACAGATGGGAAAGGCTACTATTTAGAGCGTTGGTATTCCCCAGGGACATTTAAGAAATACAAAACCAAAGCAAATGAATTAAATTGTAAAAACAATAAAAAGAAAAGAGAGGAGCGTAAAAAATACATCGATGATTTAAAGCTATCAAGAAAATGCTTTGATTGTGGCTACAATAAACACTCAGAAGCTTTACAGTTTGATCATCTTCCAGGTAAAAGAAAATCTTTTGCAATCTCAAAAGGAATACTCAAACCTTTAAGTGAAGTTTTAAAAGAAATTGAAAAATGTCAAGTTGTGTGCGCATGTTGCCACGCAATACGCACACACAACCGCAGGACTGAATAATTACTTAGAGTCGTTTATTTCTATTAAACGCTCTAAGTACCATTTGCATTTTTTTAAGTCTTGCACTCCACCTTTGTTTTTCCATCTCCATAGATATTTGACACAGTTGCCCCTTAGGTATCCTTCGTACTCTTCAGTTGTTAATTGTGCTTCAATAGATACAATGCATTCGACTCCACCTGTTTCTGCGTAGTGCGAAGGATGATTCACTAGGTCTTCCTGGAGCACAGGAGTCGTTTCTTTGGTTGCCCAGGGCACTGGGCAGACACCATCCTTGCACTCAGTCAAGTCGCTGATTATCGGCGCAAACCACGGCGAAGACGAGACTGTTCCATCAGTTCCTCGTTCGGTGCTCCCAGATCCAGAACTAAGGTCTTGGGCTTCGGTGCTGCTCCCAGCATCACTCCCTGTTCCATTGTTGGAATATAGCCCGTTGCTCCAGGCCGTCCCCCCTCGAGCGCCAAGTTTGTCCGTTCCCTTCCGTCCTGACATAAGGTCAACCCTCTGTTGTACATATCCATTAAGGGTACATCATTTTTTTGATTGGCGAGAGGTGCGCCAAAATCTTCTTCGCTAAGACAACGACAATTCAGTTCGTCTTGGACAAAACTATCTAAAAACCCCGCCGCGCCGTGCATGACTATTAAGTGGCTTGATTTACTGTTTTTATAATATTATCATGGCAAGATTCTTCGACGCTACATACGACCCACGCAACGATTCTGGTACGTCTGGAGCTGAAGTTTCTGACCTAAACCCAGAACAGGCGTACGATACTGACCTGCGTCGAGTTGTTTCAGACGCAAGAGCATCTGCAGAAAGTCTTAACGACCCTCAAGATCGGATTGCAAAGTTTCTAAGGGCATCTAAAAGTGCTGGGAAATTTCAGCAAACACGTATGCTGCAAGATACGACCATGAATGGAAAAACCCCAAGGTCTGAGGCGACCATTGGGGGAGTCACCATTCCAAACCTTGGGGATCGCATTGGTGAGGCTGGTGGCACCAACTACGCAAGGAAACCAGGACGCAGTGGCGGCACCTTCTACGGTTTTGGTTAGACCTGGCTGTAGACAACCTCATAGGGTTGGTTCTGGTACTTACCCTTGCGATCTTGGTAGCTCACGTGGCAGGGCTCACCACGATAGAAAAGGAGTTGCGTAATGCCTTCGTTGGCATAGATGCGATTAAACAGTCCCGTGCAGTTGCTGATTTCAAGGGTTAGGTGCCCTTCCCATGCAGCTTCTGCAGGCGTGATGTTTACCAAGATACCCGACCGGGCATACGTCGACTTGCCCACCGCAACCACGGTCACATCACGAGGCAGTTTGATGTGTTCCATTGCTACCCCCAGGCAGTAGCCATAGGGTGGAAGCAGGAAGTATTCACCCTTTTCATCTTCCAGTAATTCGGCCGGCTTTAAGATGTTTTCATCAAAAGCTTTGGGATCGCAATCTCCCGCCTGGATCTTACCAAAAATTAAACATTGCTTTGGTGAAAGGCGAATGTCGTAGCCGTAGGAACTGAGACCATAGCTGAGAAGTCGCCTGCCATCTTCTTTGTTGATCAAGCGATCAACGAAAGGAGAAATCATCTCTTCTTTTTCTGCCAGCTCCTTGATTTCCCAGTCGGCTAGTACGCTCATAAGACCGTTGATTCGATAATCAGTCTACATAATCAGGTGATGATCCGCCCCTTTTCCGAATAAATGTCAATGAAATTTTGGGTGTAGTCATCCAGGCCATCACTTGGCTGTAGGTAGACAATAAAAGAACTGCACGTGTTTTTAGCCTCGACTCGTCCATCTTCAAAGTAATGGCGCCGAAGCATGGGAGTGTTTTTTAAAAAGCAGATGGGAAAATCAAAAATATCTTGTGCATAACGAATCATGTC